TTACTTACTGAGTAAGAAATGAAGGTTAACTCTAATATACTTTAAAAACTGCTGCTCCGTTTTAACATGTAATTTTCGCATAATGCTCCGGCGGAGTGACTTTGTCTGCTCTTCAGAAAGTGAAAGTAAAGCGGCCGTTTCGCTTAAATGATAACCGCTGGCGATCAGTTTTAACAGGTGACGTTCTGTTACTGAAAAATGACGAGTCGTGCAGTAGTGACAAATGCCAGAAGGGACGCTATGTCGAAGCGCTCGTTTATGTAAGATCAATATCATTTTCCGGGTAATTTCTTCAACATCATCTTCCCGATAAATATGCGGCAGCATATACAGACATGGTCTGAACATGAGCTTTTCTTTATCGCATTTATTACAAATAATCACCCGTAGCTGATGTTGGGTATGCATAGGTATCTGGTAACAGCCTGCGCTGAACCAATCATCATCCAGGGCCAGGAAAGCGATATCGGCATTATCTATCTCTTCTGGCGGCAGAAAGTCAATTTTCTGCTGCCATTGATTCGCCAGACGCGTCATGATGATTTTCAAACCATGCTCAAAGTGACTGTTTTGTTCCTTAATAGCGATACTCAGCATAAAAAATATCCTACACGGCAGGTGAATCATGGTGAAATATTAAAGAAACTGATTGATTTTCTAAATACTGGCGGCCTTAATTCCCACTTTATGCGTGCTGAGATGTGTCCAGGCGATTTCCTGGAACCTGGCATTGCGCCAGAAAAGACGATATTCGTACACTTAGTCAGCAACCAGAACAAAAGCCATTGACTCAGGAGTACCTGACCGTATAATTCTCGCGTTTCGTCTACACGAAGTCTTCACTTCACAAGGCGCCCTTAGCTCAGTTGGATAGAGCAACGGCCTTCTAAGCCGTGGGTCGCAGGTTCGAATCTTGCAGGGCGCGCCATTATATATCAACTGGTTACGCCTCTTTAATTACCTCCTTATTTTCCATATGGGACATATTTGGGACGTCATCACTGAAAATCGAGTCAATTTGCTTTGCGTGTTCCGTTAAATGGTTCGGAGCAAGGTGAGCATATCGGCGCACCATCTCGATGCTCTCCCATCCTCCCATTTCCTGCAGAACAGAAAGCGGCACTCCGGACTGAATGAGCCAACTGGCCCACGTGTGCCTCAGATCGTGGAAGCGAAAATCCTCAATTCCGGCCCGGCGGCAAGCTGCATTCCACGCCCGCTGATCATCGACGCGCATCTTTCTCACGGTTGGCGTCTTTGAACCATCAGGCCGGATGCCTTCTTTCGTATGCACGAACACCCATTTATGATGCTTACCAATCTGGTCACGCAATACCTTACAGGCAGTGTCATTTAGCGCTACGCCAATAGCGCGGTTTGACTTGCTGTCTTCAGGGTTCACCCAGGCAACACGACGCTGCATGTCGATCTGTTGCCACTCCATATTGATGATGTTAGACCGCCTAAGTCCCGTTGCCAGCGCAAATTTAACAACAGATTTCAACGGTTCCGGACATTCTTCAATAAGTCTTTTTGCCTCATCACGCTCAAGCCATCTGACGCGCTTGTTTCTGACAGAAGGAACCTTGATTACAGGCGCTTTCTCCAGCCATTTCCAGTCACGTTCTGCCGCCCGGAGAATGGCCTTCATCAGTGCGAGGTGCTTTGCCTTTGTCGATGTAGTGACCGGTTTAGCTGAATAAACTGGCACTGGCTCTCCATTCTTTTGCGCCGCGGCAGCTTTTATTTTCCATATCTCAAGCTGCTTGCGGTTGCTCATCTTGTTTACTGCTAAGTAAATCTTTTGCTCGGTTACATCCTTTAACCGTACTCCCTCAAAATGCGCCAGCCAGAAAGCCATACGGCTGCGGTCATCTTTCAGTGATTTCTTCTCTGCCTTTTCCTCCAGCCAGCGCATGCAGGCATCATCAAACGTTACGTCAGGAAAATCGCCAAGCCTGTCTACTCGCCACAATTCAGCCTTGCGCTTGTCATGTAGCTCAGTAGCGAGCCGCTTGTCGGAAGTCCCAAGGCTTTCCTTAATTCGCTTCCCGCCCGGCGTCGAGTAGGACGCGTACCATATTTCACCTCTGCGGAAGATGGACATTTTCTTTCCTCTTTTATGTCATCACCCGCGCTCACCTGGACAGTATGCAGCGGAGACTGAAGCGCCGCAATGCAGGCTTGTCGTGTGGTGAGGTAAGGGGATTTCGGTTTGGTGGGGTCTTTACGTGTTGCCTGTAGTCGGCCTGTGCGAATCCAGTTGGTGGCGGTAGGTCTGGATATCTTGAGAAATGCACAGGCCTCATCGAGTGTGAGACTGTGTGATTCCATAGTTACTCCGCTGTTTCTTCTTCATCTTCTTTTGCGTTAGCGATGTCGTAGAATTGCCCGTAAGTTATTTTCTTGAATGCATCAGGGATAACAACTTCGCCATGCTGCTCTTCTTTGTTATTTGGTATTGCAAAAATAAGACAATCATCGCGGTGCGGGTGCTTGCCGCCGTACGTTGATAACATAGCGAAACCAAAGCCACGCCCCGATTGACAGCCAATTCCTGTGCGCATAATCCCGTAATGATTAGCGATGTAGTCATTCCACTCAGGTAATGCTTTTAGCTTGACGTTAGCTTCGTGGATAACTGCATCAAGCTCCTTGTTATATGCACGGCCTTCTTTTGTATTTCCCTTTCCCCGTGCTATCACAACTCGCTTCCCATTCCAAAAATCTTCACGCTTGATTGTTATCTGGCATGGGAATTCATATCCTTTTTCCCAAACGAAAATTTGCAGCAAGCCACCTCTACCACCCCAATTACGAGTTGTTGTCCATGCTATAGCACCAACCTGTTCTGCTGCGGCTGGGAGGATAGAATTACGTTGTTCGTTAATGGTATCGTATGAACTGATAAGTTCCTTAACATCATCACCTTCAACCATGTAGTAATCGTAATACTTGCTCTGGTCTGACATTATCTATCTCCAATAAAAAACCGCCGTAGCGAGTTCAGATAAAAAAATCCCCGCGAGTGCGAGGATTGTTATTGCTGCGGTGCTGCTTGCAGCGGCATCCAGTGCGTAACCAAGATATGCTCAATGCAGTTCATCTGATTGCCACCTCGCATGTCAAAAAATAGTCCAGAATGCTCATCAAAATATGAAACATAACGATATCCCAACTTGTTATGAACAATTACTTCTTGCTCGTCTTCTGGCATCCGCTCACTACAGCTTATCCAACCATCCGGAATTACCGGAGAGTTCCCATTCACATCGAAATTTGGCTTTGCGTCCTGAACCAGAAGGATGTAACCGTTCTTGGCTGTGTCCAGTTCTGATACCTCGGTGACAGTACCGAAATAGCGATTCCCGGCATCAGCATCACAAGTGCTTACATCAATGGAAACCTCCATGCCTTCGATTAATTCTGGCAAGTTGTAAGTTTGGCTTACAGGTTCTGCTTCCAGCGATGCCAGAGCAATCCGTGCCAGTTCTTCCACTTCTTCTGCTGGCAGTACAACGTTGCTACCAGGTCCGTATGTTTCGCGCCACTGCTTGATTGTCAGTAGTCGCTCTTTGGTAATAGTGATCATGCCGCGTTTCCTTCTTTCTTATTAACAATTACACCGTCATATATTTCATTAAGGTGCCCTCTCAACTCCATGCGCCTTAATGCAGATAACATGTAATCGCATTCAACCTGCTTATTTCCAGTAAATGGCTTATCGTCAGGATTACCCCAACAGCAATTACCCTTGGGCCACCCATGTACTTTCCGTACTCTTCCGTTAACAACGTGAAGTAATCCCCAGCCAGGTGGTAAATCCTCAATTGAAATAATTCCCGGCTCACTAATAAAGAATCGCCAGTCGCCCATTCCAAGAGACGGATTTTTACGAAAACGCTTTTTTCTATCTGCCAACAAGTCAGCACGAGAACACTTCGCCTCTATCAGGCATGATGCTGAATTTCTGAATCCCATAGCATCTGGCTGTTCTCCGGTACTGGTTACAGCTATAAAGCGGTCATGAAAACAAACCTTGAACCCGTTGCGCTTAAGGAACTTGTACGCAATCTGACAGAGTTCGCGGTGTGTTAACGCCATATCACTCTCCTTTGATGCGAATGCCAGCGGCGCGGATTGCAGCGATGACTTCAGAAACTTTGTATGCCATTACCGTTTGGTAATAATCGTGAAAATCTGTTCGATGAAGCATGCTGCTACGTTCCGGGAGCGATATTTCCCGAGCATCCAGTTCCTTAACGCGTTCCTCCAGTTCGTAGACCCTGCATTGTTCTCTATCATCAATCAGATATAACCCAAGACATTCGCTTTCTACCCAACCGCCAAAATCATGATCGTAACGCTCACATGAAAACTCACCGTCACCGTCCTTTGTTGGAATGGTGTAACTATCTAATGGGCCACCATATGTCGGCACATTCCCCAATGTTGGATGCTCAATCCACATGAAAAATGCACGTCCGGTTATTGGGCAAATATCTGGCCGCCATTGGTTACGAACAGCCTTGGTTTCGGATAATTCTTCAGCGTGTTGTTTTACTTCCTCAAGCTCAACTCTCAGCTTCCCAACCGTAAGAGCAATATCCTCGTTCTCCTGGTAACAGCGTTTGATGTATTGCTGGTTTCTTTCACGTTCTTCCAGAAGCGCCAGAACTTCCGGGTCACTAACATCGATAACAGTGACGCGGGACAGCCCATAATGGTCATCTGCGATACCGCGGCCTTCTGCGTAGTAGCGACCTTTATCGTCGTAGATTGCGCCTGTACATCCATACGTGATGTGTCTGCCACATATACGCTGCACTGTCATTTCATCACCACAAATGCGGCATTTTGGTACTGGTTGCGGTGAATAACGCTCACGCAGTTCCTGATAGTTAATTTCGCTCACTGGTTGACTCCTTTGCGAAGCTCTGCGGCGAATCTCTCAGCATCAACAGCGCTTCCGCAATAGGCGGCGCGAGTCATGGAATCCAATTCGTTGCGGTTTTTTCTGACGTATTCCTTCTGGCTTTCAGCAAACAACTCCACACCCTGCGCCCGTACTTCAGCCAGGAAAGCATCGGTGGCTGGGGTTTTGATTTCTGGCTTGGCATATACCGGCCAGCAATCAGTGCCGTCGGAATTCTTGTGGTCAGCATCATCGTGAACATCAAGATACTCACCGCACGGGAGAGCGTCTTCCCAAGTTGGTGGAATAGCGTGCCAGGATAGATAGGCTTGAGGCTTATCAAAAGCTGACTTCAGCCCCGCGTTCTCCGCCGCCAGCGCCGAAAACTTCTCGTGTGCCAACTTAACAGCCGAATCAGCCTGCTTAAGTGACTCCATTGCTTTATCGTTATCCACCGTTAACACCGCGTATTTAGCCTCAAGTTCCGCATAATCACTATGACGCACCATATCAGTACAGAATGATTCTCCTGTTATTGGTGGTGATAACTGGTCACTGACAATCGTGTATATTTTCACTTCTTTCATTTCTTCCCACTCCGTAACATTGCATTCAGATATTTGTTTTCATTAACAGAACCGAAACTATTTCGCTTAAGCATTTCTTCGCGTGGAATATCTTTGATGGGCTTGAAGCGGTGTCGAATAATCATTTCCGATGGAAGGATGCCGGGGTCGTAGGACAAACCTCTCATGATGAATTCCTCAGTTATTGCTGATAGCGCCGTAACGCGAACGGTAATCACGAAGGCGCGGGTCTATTTCAATGAATTGGGTGTAAGTGGCTTTGCGGAATGGCCGGATGGATGTCTGGTAAATTCGCTCGCGTTCTTCTTTCTCTGCAAGCCATATACAGTGGCGAAATTCCTTTTCCTCTTTCGTTTCCTGCGGTAGTGACATTATCAGGTCGTAGTTTTTTCTGAATTTATCCAGCACCTCCGAGACGGAATTGCCGGAACAGCGGCGCGGGTCATTCGCACCATACATAGGCGCTGGCATGTTTTCACCTGGTGATTATTTAGCTAACTTTTTCCAGATTGCTGAAACGTATTTGGCTTGGTGAATGGCATCATCAAGCGCGTTGTGTCGAGTTCCTTCGAATGGCATATCTCGTTTAGGGTCGAACCCAATTGCCTTTCCAAGCTCGACGATGGTTCGGACGTCGCGGTCATTCCACCACTGCCAGGGCGCTTGGTGCCCGGCCAGAGCATAACTATTTCGTAGAATCACACAGTCAAATGATGCGCCATTTCCCCAAACCTGAACGAATTTAGGGTTGGCGTGCTTTGCGATAAAGTCTGATAACCATGAAAGAGCCGTTGAAAGCTCTTGAGTGTCATTGGTTAGCGATTTTCTGGCATCTTCTCCCTGTTCCATCCACCATAAAATGGTTGAAGCATCAGGACGCGCCCGGTATCGCATTGATGACTCGAGAGAGATATTAACCGAGAAGTCTTCTCCTGTTTCTCCAGTTTTCAGATCAAAGAATACTGCCCCAATCGAAATAACGGGCGCGTATGGCCCGTTGCCCATTGTTTCAAGGTCAACCATTAAATGATTCATGTAAGTCCTTAAATTGCGTGAATAGCGTGACGAGGGAAGGGGAGAGTTACTGGTGCAAATGGTATATCATCATCAAAATCCATCGGTGGCTCGTTATGTTGTGTTGGTGATGGTTGCTGCTGTGGTTTCTGTGACTGCCTGTAGGCTGCTTGTTGTTTGCTGTCTCCAGTGCCTCCAAGCATTTGCATCACACCATTAATTCCAACATTAATCTCAGTGGTGTAGCGGTCTTGCCCTGTCTGGTCTTGCCACTTTCTGGTTCTCAGCATTCCCTCGAAATAAATCTGATCACCTTTTTTCACATACTGCCCCACGACCTCAGCCAGTTTCCCGACTACGGCAACACGATGCCATTCAGTCTGCTCCTTTTGTTCGCCAGTCTGTTTATCTCGCCACTGCTCTGATGTAGCGACTGTCAGGTTAGCGAACGCCGTCCCTGATGGTGAATAACGAACCTCCGGGTCTTGTCCGACCCGGCCTAAGATGATCACCTTATTTACGCCTCTACTAGCCATTTATGCCGCCTGTTTTAGTTCGTTAACTCTGATGTTCATTACCTGAACGCATTTTGTCTGCGCATCATCGTGACCAGCCAATAATTGCCAGTCATGCTGATATCTCTCAATTAGCTTTTTCTTGTCAGTTTCTGTTGCTGCATAATCGCTGAAGTCTTTCAGGATTTGTTCGCAGTCAACCGATGGAGATTTCTGGTTGGTATTTTCTGGTGATGGTTGATTGCATGATGCTGGCATGGCCCAGTCCGGCAGCGATGGAGGGAGCCAGTAAAATCCTGTTCCATCCTTCAGTTTGGCCCTGTGCCATCCTTGTTTCTTATCACTGGATATCTGCGCAAAACCTTCCTCAAGGTTATACAGATACCGACCAATTCCCCACTGAACGGCAGCACGCTTCATTGCGCCGGAGCGACCACCTTTGACGGCTTCTACCTGTGTGTTTTCAGCAGCATCCCATTTAGTTACCCATTCGGAATCAATCTTGATTGATATGCCGCATTCAACGCCACCGTTGTTGGGAATATCGCGGTATTCATTGCGCCATCCTGCTTTGCCGCAAACATCGTCCAGGCGTTTCATGATTGCCCTGTTCGTGACATAAGCCAGCACCATAGCCCACACTTTGCCATCGCGTGTTTTACCGCTTTGCTGTATTCGCCATTCGATATCTTCAGCTGCGAACGGTTCATCTAACTGATCAAGATTCATGAGTAAAACCCCGCAAATTCATCCCAACTAATAACCGGATTCTGCCGTTCTGCGGCTAAGTTAATTTGCTGCTCCACTTCTTCCTCAATTTCAGGAGAAATGAGGGCAATAAATTCTTCATCATCAAAATCATGCAACATGACGCGCCTCCCATTCTTCGTCCTGCCACTTATCCCAACCAAGAGCTATTCCGGCAGCCCATGTATACGCATCAGACATTCCCTGTTTTGTATCCGGAAATACTTTCTCATATAGCTTGTTGAACTCCCTGTTTCCTTGCTGAACAAGAATTGTTCCGTTAACAGGCGTAATAGTCATGGCGTGGTACTCCTGGCTGATTAAGAATTTCACCGAGACGTTTCCATCCGGCCCGTAATTTTCTTGTGATACGCTCTAAAAGTGATTCATTAAGTTGGGCGATACCCATGACGGCACCGCCCGCGATAGCAAATGTCATCGTGGGATTCTCCATTTTTATTTATTGGCATAACGAAAACGCCTCGAATGAAGCGTTATTGGTATGCGAAAAAAAGCCGCCCTGACTGCGAGCGGCAAATAACATCAAGGGATGATTTTTCGATTAACCAGAACGAGTCGTCGTCCTCGTTTGGTTACGAGCGATATTGCTCACATAGCAGACTTGTAAATCTGCTATAGATGCTTATTCGCTGACAAATTCGGTAAGACTTTCGTGTAGCGAAACCAAAATTTCATCATCAAACCCATCAAGTAATGCTTGTTCGATAAGTTTGATAATTTCTGATGCCTCCTCTTTATTTATTTCCATCACTCCTCCCCAAGAGCCTTGCTGATGGCTGCGCGAGCTTTATTGATTACCCCGTACCACTCAGGATAAGTAACGTTTCTACCTTCAGACATAGCTTTTTCAGCCAATTGAAGAGCCTCAAGCAAATCAGGAGCTGCTGCTATCAAGTGTGCATTGGCCTCACATTCAGCTACGCGATTTTCGTCATTGGTCATGATAAAACCAAGCTGCAACCCAGCTCTATCTTGCCTGCAAATGCGTACATCCTTTCCGCTCCAAGGACCTGGCGTACCTTTAAACTTTTTCATATTCACCTCTGTGGCTTGCTGCAAAAAGAAGGGCGACTATGCTTCGTCGACGAACTCAGCCGGTAGTTCATCTACTATCTGGTGACTGATGATTAAGTACTTCCCATCCTTCATCCTATATGCATATTTCTGTTTTTTAATCATCAGATGCTCAGCTACTGCTTTAACTGCTTGTTCAGTAACATCTTCCTTTTTTCCTACCCACATTCCTTTTTCAGTATTCAAAGTTCCCTGAAAAATATGCCCTGTTAATGGACTGGCACCCATAGTTTTGATTTTCATCACGTCCTCAAATAAGTGGTTTGCCGCCAAAAATAAAGGCCGACTATGTGGCTTTATATCTGCGCACTGAAATAATTTGGCAGTGTGTAATTCCAGCAGTCTTTTCCCATCTCAACAATGGGATGCGGAATACTTCGAACTCCACCTCCCCGATATGGTCGTTTTGGAAATCCTTTTTCCCCACCAACCAAACCTTTTCAAATCTACGCTCTATAAGGAAAGCTGATGACCATCCATATTTAGAACCAGCTTTTAACGCTTCCTTTTTTGTCGGAAAGGTTGTAACAATGGAAACTATCTCATCAACTCGGAGACTTAAAAGATTATTGTCTTTAAAGCTAATTCCGTTCGACGCCATAATTCACCCCTCAAATAAGTGGTTTACTGCTCAGCTTCATGCGCTGAACGGCATGGATTTTATTCCCGAGCGGGTTAACGTCCCGGTAGTAAATGCGGTTCTGCTTAACCGCTGTTACTTCAACTTCCTTCTGACGCGTTCCGGCAAGCAAAATGGCTTTGGTAACGCGGTCAATTCTTTTGGCTTTAACTTCCTGAGAAGCATCAGGAACATCGCAGCCAAAAATTGAATCGATGATATTGCAGATGGTGTCGCGCTCTATGGCTAGCTTTCTGCGCCGCTCATGACGGCGAGTTTTAGCATTGCCTGCAAACGTTGACTTCCCGTAGGTGATAACCGTCATGATTTATCCCTAAAGACATTTTATTGATTGAAGTTAAAAGAAAGACGACGTAACAGGCGTGGTGCCCGGTAAAATGGTTTATCTAAAAACGAATATTTGTGAAACCAAACACGACCTCGCTCGTCTCCATTTCTGTTGCCTTCAGGACGACGCTTTAAGGTGAAATGAATAATTGTTTTTGTAGTGGTTTTTGGCTTACGCATCTGTTTACCCTCATGTGAAATGGCTTTGGTGTTGCAGATAGCCAGGCGACTAACCCTGACCGCGTACTCATTGCCGAGCGCCTCCGCCGAAGAGGTTGGCTTCTACCTGCAACCCAAACCCATCTCGTTTGGTATTTGTTTGCGCTTTGTCAGCGCATCATCGAAGTTAAAGAGCGTTGCCTTTCCGTTTGGCTACCAGCGTCCTGCTGATGGCTAAACAATACAAAATGTACTTAACATCGTCAATACAAAATGTACTGAAAATTGATAAATAAATACTATGTGTATGAAACTGAATGGAAAAAATATTTTGGTATTAAAAAACCCGCATAGGCGGGCTAGGGGAGGGAACTGTTAGAGGCCTTGCCATTTTGCTTCAATGACAACACCGATAATGCGGCAATTTCCGTTTATGGGGATCATGTGATAGCTGGGGTTTAACGGTTTAAGATATTTCTGTCCAGCGTCAACAATATATTTCTTGAAGGTTGCCTCATTTTCAGACTCAAGCTTTGCCACCACGAGTCTTCCATTAGTCGGTTCGATAGCCGGATCAACAAGAATTTGCATTCCTTCCGGTATGCTTAATCCTGTAGGAGATGTCATAGAGTCGCCACGAACGGTTAGCCAGAATGACCTTTCGCTTGCATGTGCAGTTGTCTCAGGCCACACCTCTATTTCTCGGAGTTGGTAAGGTTCAACAGCCTCACACCAGTTACCTGCGCTCACCCAGCTAATCAGGGGAAATCTCCTTATTTCTGTGTGTGGACGAGGACTTGAAACATTGCTCAGGCTGGAGTCTGGATAATCAACCATCCCATCAGAGCTTAATACAAGCTCCTTCAATCCTAGCTGTTTCATGATCGCTGCAATATCTTCAATACTTGGTTCGCGGCGGCCATTAAGCCAATGACCTATCGCCCCTTGAGTCTTACCGAGGGCTTCAGCAAGTTTATCCTGGGTTAGGCCTATTTGTTTCATTCTGGCTTTCGCCAGCTCATTCCACGGTGTTTTCATGCGCCGATTATTACGAGATGTATTGACTGTGACAACACACATATTGTATTAATTACCTTGCTTTTATTTAGTACGAAATGTATTATTGAGTTACGTACCATCCTGAGGAGATATACCGATGAGCAATCTTCGGAAAATCCGGGAAACCATGAAGGTATCCCAGGCCGTTCTGGCCGAAAAGGTTGGGTGTACTCAGGGAGCAATTGGTCATTACGAATCAGGGCGACGCCATCCGGATTTGAGAATGTGCCGCCAGCTAGTAGAGGCGCTCAACAGTTTTGGCGCGAATGTTCAGCTAGACGATGTGTTCCCACCTGAACTTAATGCTGCCTAAGTAGTACCGCTCTTTACCAATCTGAACCGCCGACAACGCGGTAAACATATTTCAAGGCGCATCAACGAATGCGCACAACTAACTATTAACTACAGGAATGTTCACATATGGAACTCACAAGCACTCGCAAGAAAGCCAACGCAATTACCAGCAGCATCCTTAACCGGATAGCTATTCGTGGTCAGCGGAAAGTCGCTGATGCGTTAGGCATTAACGAATCTCAAATTTCACGATGGAAAGGCGATTTCATTCCGAAGATGGGGATGTTATTGGCGGTTCTGGAGTGGGGTGTTGAGGATGAGGAGTTGGCAGAACTGGCAAAGAAAGTTGCGCATCTTCTGACAAAAGAAAAAGCCCCGAAGAACGGCGAATTCTTCGAGGCCTGATGTAGAAAGACTGGATCAATCCACAGGAGTAATTATGCCAAAACAACTCAGTCCTGACCAGGACAAATTACATAAAAACATACTACGTGATCGGTTCTTATCCAGCTTCAAACAGCCTGGTCGATTTCGGGCTGAGTTGGAGAAAGTGAAGCTAATACTGAAGAGGAAAGGTCATGAGTAATCTTGCAACAGTTACACCGATAAAACCTCATCTGGAGGTTGTGGAGCATCGCGTGGCAGAACTCGACGATGGCTACACCCGGACTGCAAATACACTGCTGGAAGCTGTCATGCTTTCTGGGCTTACTCAACATCAGCTACTGATTGTTATGGCTGTGTGGCGCAAGACATACGGTTATAACAAAAAAATAGATTGGATCGGAAATGAACAGTTCGCTGAACTCACTGGCATGGCGCCAACCAAATGTTCTACCGCCAAAAACGAGCTTATCAGAATGGGGGTTCTCACTCAGGTGGGGCGTCAGGTTGGTATGAATAAAAATATTTCCGAGTGGAAGACGAAGGTTAACGGATTCGGTAAAACATTTACCAGATCGGTAAAACTAACCTTCACCAAATCGGTAAAAACCAATTTACCGAATCAGTCAAACACAAAAGACAATATACAAAAGACAATAAATACAAATACCCCCTTACCCCCTAACGGGGGCGGCAATAGGCAGGTTAAACCTGAACGTCGCAAGGCAGAACGAATCGACTACGAATCCTTCCTGAACGCCTACAACACCGAAGTCGGTGACAGACTTCCACACGCTGTTGCGGTAAACGAGAAACGGAAACGCCGCCTGAAGAAAATCATCCCGCAACTGAAAACGCCAAACGTGGACGGTTTCAGGGCGTATGTCAGGGCGTTTGTGCATCAGGCCAAGCCGTTTTACTTCGGAGACAACGACACAGGCTGGACGGCTGATTTTGATTACCTGCTGAGGGAAGATTCGTTAACGGGAGTTCGGGAAGGGAAGTTTGCAGACAGGGGGATTGCATGAGACAGGATATCGAAGCGAGCGTTATCGGTGGCTTGCTGATTGGTGGATTAACACCAACCGCGAGTGACGTTCTGGCAACTCTGGAGCCTGAAGCATTCTCAATTCCGATTTACCGGAAAGCTTTTGAAGTTATTCGAAAGCAGGCAAGAAACAGGAACCTGATTGATGGACTGATGGTAGCCGAGGAGTGCGGGGATGAATACGCAACGGCGGTGATGATGACTGCGCGGTCATGTCCCAGTGCTGCAAACCTGAAAGGTTATGCCGGAATGGTTGCAGACAGTTATCAACGGCGTCAGGTTTTACAGCTACTGGATGAGATGCGAGAGCCAATCAGTAACGGCACGCTGGATGCTTCAGGTAGAGCGATGGACGATCTAGTTAAGCGCCTTTCAGCCATCAGAAAGCCACGTGACGAGGTTAAACCTGTGCGACTGGGGGAAATTATCAGTGATTACACTGACACGCTTGACAGGCGTCTGAGGAACGGAGAAGAGTCGGATACCCTGAAGACCGGAATCGAAGAGCTTGACGCTATCACCGGAGGGATGAACGCAGAAGACCTTGTGATTATTGCTGCTCGTCCAGGTATGGGTAAAACCGAACTGGCGCTGAAGATAGCCGAAGGCGTTGCAAGTCGCGTTATTCCTGGTTCTGGCGTCCGGCGCGGTGTGTTGATTTTCTCGATGGAAATGAGCGCCATTCAGGTTGTTGAGAGAGGGATTGCCGGCGCAGGAATGATGTCGGTCAGTGTGCTGCGTAACCCGTCACGTATGGACGATGAAGGATGGGCGAGAGTTGCAAGCGGGATGAAGTTGCTGGCAGATCTGGATGTGTGGGTAGTTGACGCATCGCGTTTGTCTGTCGAAGAAATCAGGTCCATTTCCGAACGCCACAAGCAGGAGCATCCTAATCTGTCACTGATTATGGCTGACTATCTCGGGCTAATTGAGAAACCAAAAGCGGAACGTAATGACCTCGCCATAGCACATATCTCCGGTAGCCTGAAAGCGATGGCGAAAGACCTGAAAACTCCAGTTATCTCATTAAGCCAGCTTTCCCGCGATGTTGAGAAGCGGCCAAACAAGCGCCCGACAAACGCAGATTTGCGTGATTCAGGAAGCATTGAACAGGACGCAGACTCAATCATCATGCTCTATCGGGAAGCGGTATATGACGAGAACAGTAGCGCCGCGCCATTTGCTGAAATCATCGTGACGAAAAACCGCTTTGGCTCACTCGGAACTGTGTATCAGCGCTTTGTTAACGGGCATTTCATGAGTTGTGACCAGGGCGAAGCCAGGGCGAAATGCACAGCGGCAAACCAACCTCACCAGAAGGGGCGGAGATATTCAGGAGCAGACGTATGACAACACAACCAGCCTATGCACTGCGCAAATCGAACAGATACGCGCTGATAACAGACAGTCTCGAATGGACTGATATCGACAATTGCAGTCTCGCGCCGACAAGACGGACGGCGGGAAACCTGTTGCAGCAGTTGAAAGAATCCGGCGCAGACGTGAGGAAAATCGAACTGGTGCCCATGGTGGTGACTGTGAAAGTCAGAGAGGTGGAAACATATGAAAACAAATGAAGAATTCGAAAAATGGTGGTCAAGTGAGGGATGGGATAAAAAGCTCAACTATGTGCAGGGTGTGACGTTCAATCGCATAAAATCGAGCATGTTTTTGTCATGGCAGGCATCGCGCTCCACTATCGAGATTGAGTTGCCTAGCTTAAGGCAGATAGATACTGGTGAGCGTTACCAATGGTCTGACGGAGTTAGCAATTTTAAAGAAGATGCAATTAACGTCCTCCGCGCCGCTGGAATCAAAGTGAAGGAGTGAGTATGAGCGCATACGAAGAAATCATGTTAGCCCTGCAATTCTTTTTCGATGTGGAAGAAGATGGAAACGTAAACGAGATTATCGGGCAAGACCATGATCCGATAGGGACTATTGCAGCCGCACTTGACGATTACAGGAGCGTAAATGGTGAGGAAACTAACATTTGAACTAAGAAGCCACATCCATCAGCAGAACGCCATTCAAGCCATCCAGCAAATCCTTCCAGACCAAACCAAACCAATCGTAGTAACCATTCAGGAGCGCAACCGCAGCTTAGACCAGAATCGAAAGCTTTGGGCTTGCCTTGGTGACGTATCTCGTCAGGTTGAATGGCATGGTCGCTGGCTGGATGCAGAAAGTTGGAAGTGTGTGTTTACCGCAGCCTTAAAGCAGCAGGATGTTGTTCCTAACCTTGCCGGGAATGGCTTTGTGGTAATAGGCCAGTCAACCAGCAGGATGCGTGTAGGCGAATTTGCGGAGCTATTAGAGCTTATACAGGCATTCGGTACAGAGCGCGGCGTTAAGTGGTCAGACGAAGCCCGGTTGGCGCTGGAATGGAAATCGAGATGGGGAGATAAAGCAGCATGATGAATGTCGTTAGTTTCTCCGGTGGCAGAACGTCAGCATATTTGCTCTGGCTAATGGAGCAAAAGCGACAGGCAGGTGAAGACGTTCATTACGTTTTCATGGATACCGGCTGCGAGCATCCAATGACGTACCGTTTTGTTCGTGAGGTTGTGAAGTTCTGGGATATACCACTCACCGTATTGCAGGTAGATATCAATCCAGAGCTTGGGCAGCCAAATGGTTATACGGTATGGGAGCCAAAGGATATCCAGACAAGAATGCCAGTGCTAAAACCATTTATCGACATGGTTAAGAAATACGGCACTCCGTATGTCGGCGGCGCGTTCTGCACCGACAGGCTAAAACTTGTCCCTTTCACTAAATATTGTGATGACCATTTTGGTCGCGGAAATTACACCACATGGATTGGAATTCGAGCAGACGAAACAAAGCGGCTGAAGCCAAAGCCGGGAATCAGGTATCTGGCTGAACTCTCCGATTTCGAAAAAAGTGACATTCTGGATTGGTGGAAAGAACAACCTTTCGATTTACAAATCCCTGAGCATCTTGGGAACTGTATTTTCTGCATTAAAAAATCAACTCAGAAGATAGGGTTGGCCTGCAAAGATGAGCCTGGTCTTGAACGTGTATTCAACGAAGTGATTACCGGTGCGCATGTGCGTGATGGCCACAGACAAACATCTAAAGAGGTGATGTATAGGGGGCATCTGTCACTTGATGGGATCGCCAAAATGTACGCCGATGGTGATTACCAGACGCTTTATCAGGAAATGGTTAGAGCGAAGCGGTTCGATACCGGCTCATGCTCGGAATCGTGTGAAATATTTGGCGGACAACTTGACTTTGATTTTGGACAGGATGCCGCATGAAACACTGCTACCGCTGCGGAGAATGCAAAGACGATTACCGATTCCGGCCCGATCAACCGTACTGGTGCAGATGGTGCATCCGGTGCGAGCGGTCGCCAGTAGGTAATTTCCCGCTGCCAGAGACGAAGGAGGACGTATGGCACGACAGCGACGAAGTATCACCGACATAATCTGCGAAAACTGCAAATACCTACCAACGAAACGCTCCAGAAATAAACCCAAGCCAATCCCAAAAGAATCTGACGTAAAAACCTTCAACTACACGGCTCACCTGTGGGATATCCGGTGGCTAAGACATCGTGCGAGGAAATGACAATGGATTATTCACAGTTAAGTGATTTTGAAATTAACAAGCGAGTATTTAAAGCGATAGTTGGGGCAAAACCATTAGGTTATCCGCACAACGCAGATGGACGGTCTGTTGGCAATGAAGCAAATGGTAATTATCGATGGTACGACTACTGCAATAACCCAGCAGACGCATGGCCGATTATCACTGAAAACAACATCAGCATAATTTTAGACAATCCCTCAATGCCGTGCGCCACAGACAACGCAAGGGACTTGTTTGATGATGCCGGACCGAATGTTGGTGTCGCATATGACAATCCACTCCGTGCCGCCATGATTGTCTTTCTCATGATGCAGGACGCCAATAATGCTTAGCCCATCCCAATCCCTTCAATACCAGAAAGAAAGCGTCGAGCGAGCTTTAACGTGCGCTAACTGCGGTCAGAAGCTGCATGTGCTGGAAGTTCACGTGTGCTCCGATTGCTGCGCAGAACTGATGAGCGATCCGAATAGCTCAATGTACGAGGAAGAAGACGATGAGTGATTACCTGAAATGGTATCTCTGTTACCGCTGGTTAATTAAGTTTGCTGTAAAAGACTGGATGACAGCGGATGCCAACAAGCTTAAGCAAAGAAAGGACTATTACTACGCCAGAATGAAGGAAAACTACTGCTCAATTCGCACTCGCATATTTATTAAAAAAGACCTTCAGTCAATTCTTCAATTGCGAGGGAAGGTAAATGGCTAACCTACGCAAAGAAGCATGCGGCAGAGAATGCCAGGTACGTATTTACGGCGTATGCAATGGTAATCCTGAAACCACAGTTCTGGCACATTACCGGATGGCTGGAATTTGCGGAACTGGAATGAAGCCTGACGACCTGATCGGAGCATGGGCTTGTAGCGCGTGTCACGATGAAATCGACCGACGCACCCATAATCTCGACAACAAAGACGCCAGACTTTACCACCTCGAAGGCGTAATCAGGACGCAGGCGATACTGCTGAAGGAGGGGAAGATTAAGTCATGAACGAATATCAGTTTGTGCTTCCTTACCCGCCGTCGGTGAATACCTACTGGCGAAGACGGGGAAGCCAATACTACATCAGCGATAAAGGCCAGAAATACCGAAAAGACGTTCAGCAAATAATCCGCCAACTCAAGTTAGACATTTTCACCAAATCACGACTCCGCATCAAAGTCATCGCAGACGTTCCAGACTCCCGCCGCCGCGACCTCGATAACATCCTGAAAGGTTTACTCGACTCCCTTATCCACGCCGGATTTGCGGAAGACGACGAGCAATTCGATGACATTCGCGTAATTCGTGGTGTGAAAGTACCAGGCGGACGGCTTGGAATAAAAATCACCGAACTGGAGAACGTATGAACGCCACAATTCAAACGATACCAGAGCTTCTTATCCAGACACGAGGCAATCAGACCGAAGTGGCGAGGATGCTTTCCTGCGCAAGAGGAACAGTGCTCAAGTACAACCGAGACAGCAAAGGCGAGCGTCACGTAATAGTTAACGGCGTCCTGATGGTCAAACAGGGCAAGAGGGGAAGACGATGAGACTCGAAAGCGTAGCTAAATTTCATTCGCCAAAAAGCCCGATGATGAGCGACTCACCACGGGCCACGGCTTCTGACTCTCTTTCCGGTACTGATGTGATGGCTGCTATGGGGATGGCGCAATCACAAGCCGGATTCGGAATGGCTGCATTCTGCGGTAAGCATGAACTCAGCCAGAACGACAAACAAAAGGCTATCAACTATCTGATGCAATTTGCACACAAGGTATCGGGGAAATACCGTGGTGTGGCAAAGCTTGAAGGAAATACTAAGGCAAAGGTACTGCAAGTGCTCGCAACATTCGCTTATGCGGATTATTGCCGTAGTGCCGCGACGCCGGGCGCAAGATGCAGAGATTGTCACGGTACAGGCCGTGCGGTTGATATAGCAAAAACAGAGCAGTGGGGGAGAGTTGTTGAGAAAGAATGCGGAAGATGCAAAGGTGTCGGCTATTCAAGGATGCCAGCAAGCGCCGCATATCGCGCTGTGACGATGCTAATCCCAAACCTTACCCAACCCACCTGGTCACGCACTGTTAAGCCGCTGTATGACGCTCTGGTGGTGCAGTGCCACAAGGAAGAGTCAATCGCAGACAATATTTTGAATGCAGTCACGCGTTAATAGCATGATTGCCACGGATGGCAACATATTAACATCATGATATTGACTTTTTGAATAAAGTTGGGTAAATTTGACTCAACGATGGATAAATGCACTCGTTAAATAAAGCCCTGAGTTTAACCGCTCGGGGCTTTTCGCGTTTTAAGCACGACATTTCTGAAAGCGCCCTATCACCAATCACCAGAACACATCCAGATACCCTTGCTCATTCGTGGCGACGGGGTAGGGCGTTTTACACAAAAGAAAACCCAGCACTATGCTGGGATTCGTGAAAATGGGCGGCAAGAGACTGCGCTAACAGCCTCCTGCCTGATTTGCTCATGCCATTAGTCACGAACAAACCACGTTACCGCAAATGTATCCTGGATTTGTTCTGATCACCATCATACCTAATCCAAATTTGAACAAATCCTCCTGATGTTCTGGAGGTTGGAATGAAAAATATGGCAGATAAAGTAACCACTGCCGCTGCTTACACCACATCTGGGGCAACCTTTCTGGCGGGGAGTATGTCATTAAATGAATGGCTGGCTCTCGGCGGTTTCGTTCTGGCAGTATTTACATTCGCCATTAATCTCCATTACCAACGAAAACGAGATCGCCGAGAAGAAAACGCTCTACGGATGCAGCATGGAGACCAGCGCAATGAGTCAAATAATCCCCCTGCTTAACTTCGAAGAGGGTTATCGTGAGAAACCCTACATTGATACCGAAGGATATCCGACAGTGGCTTGCGGTATCAGAATTGGCCCTAAAGGCGCTTCGTTAAGCAATTACACTTTCACCGTTCCTCGAGATGTTGGCGATGCATGGCTTGAATCATTCGTCAAAACCACCATCAGTAAGATGAACACCAACCCCTCCATTGTAGCTGCAATGAAATCCTGCACCCCAGCACGCCGAGACATCCTGATAAGCATGGCTTACCAGATGGGGGTAAGTGGTCTTGCTGGATTCAAGAATACGCTGGAAATGGTCGCAGAAGGAAACTATGCAGGCGCAGCTAACGGAATGCTATCAAGCCTGTGGGCTAAGCAAACACCTAATCGCGCTAAACGTCATGCTGAGGTGATGCGCACTGGTGAGATGGCTGCATATGCGGGGCTGCTATGAAACTTCGACTTGTTGATGATTGGCGTCACTGGTGGAGATGGAACTCAACAAAGGTGATTGTAGCTCTTGGAGCCCTACCAACTATCTGGTTTGAGCTTCCTCCCGAGTGGAAAGCTGAGATCCCCTCAAGCTGGATGCGAATTGGTGCCATTGTCCTGATGGTTGTTGGCGTCCTGTCGAGGATGACATTACAGAAGCCACCAAAGGATAAGAGGGATGGGAAATGACCAACCTAATCGCATCAGGCTGGCAATACATCTTAGGCATCGTTGGTATTGTCGTTGCTGTTCTGGCTGCATGGTTCTCTGGAAGGAGCAAGGGGGCAACAGATGCCAAAGCTAAGGCTGATGTTGAGTCAGCTAACCAGACCGTTAAGCAATCACAAGCCGCCAGTAATAAGCAAGCCTCAATCATTAAGGTTGCCAAAGATGCAGACCAAACGAATCAGTCTCTTTCTGATAACGCTGCTCGTGACCGCATGCGGAAATCAAAGTACCACTCCGACGATTAAATACATCAACGTTGATTCAGCCTGCACAGCTTTCGGACCAATCATCACTCACGGCGCAGACCCTGACGTGATGGATGCCAGGACGGTGAAGGCAATCAACGCCCACAACGACAAGTGGGATTCACTATGCGAAAACGAGGGAGAGATATAGAAGCCCATAGTCTCTCCTCTGGACTTTAAACGTAGCAAATTCTCACCGCCTCGCATTTGCGGGGTTTTTATATCTACAGTAAACGCGCATCTCACGCGCATATTAACGAGAGCCTTTCAGTAAGCGAGCCTGAGAAATGCCGTTATAGGTGGCGACCTCTCTCGGGCGGCTTTTCTGTGAGACAGGCTCGCTTTCTAAAAGGTAAAGCGCAATGAACCAATTAGAAGAAAAGCTTCAAAGAATGATTTCCTTATACAAGGAAGATAACTGTCAAAAAGTTCCTGAAAACATCGCAGAGTTAATGGAATTGGCAAGTGAATTTTCTGGCATGCTTCAGTCGTCAGGTGTTCGGTCAGCGTTCTTTGTTGAAATGCTGATGCACAGCGGACTTATGGCAACAATGAGCCGTGTAATGGAAGACCAGAGAAAAGAACCTCCTCAGGTGTACGTTTTGTCATCGAAGAAAACTGGGCTAACCAAAATTGGGTATTCATCCAACATTCCACAACGCATCAAATCGCTTGGCAACTCTGGACCAGACTGTTTGAAGCTTGAGTGCCTGATCCCTGGTGGAAGAGAAACTGAAAACATGCTTCATCGCAAATTTGCCGCAAAGAGAAAGCACGGTGAATGGTTCGCCCTGTCCAAGGATGACATTGAGGGGTTGAAATCTGTAGCGCTTACTTCTGATGGCTATTAATGCTTGTTTAGAGCAATTTTCATAACGGCTCTTCATTACAAAGCCTATCTACGGGTGGGCTTGATAATGAAACCGTGATTTTCATCCCCACAATCCGGGTATGTAAAAGATAGTTCAGGCGAGAATAGATTTAACTAAATCTGCGGACCACCAGTTACGGCAGTACCACGAAACAACCCAAGCCAGTAAGTGGGGAAATAACACTGGCAGCCACTGAAAGATGAACCTCCTGCCTTATGGCAAAAAAGATTCTTTGTGGTGGCGGACTGATGGAAAGACATCGGTTATTGCAGAGGCCATTCAATGAGTGGCCTCGACAATGGCTTATCCCAACAACCGGAGCCAACACAATGGCAGAGATTACAGCATTGACAGAATTACAGCAGATGAACCTCGATATCCTCCGTTTAGTTCAAAGCGATACCGCAGCAGCAGAGAAAGCGATCGCATTCGTTGCTGGAAGCAAGCTGAGCTTCGAACTGTTCAAAGACCAACTGGTTTTGGCGCAGGGTGAAGGAACGGCATTAGCTCGCGCAGAAAAGGCTATTCGTGAGGCAAAAGAAGCGTTAGACCTGTTCACTGCCGGAGCATAACGAATGGCAAAGACGAAGTGGCCTAAACTTCCCCGGTTCTTCGTGCCATTGTTCCATAGCGCCAATGTCTATCTATGTCGTTCAAAGGAAGAGTGGGATCAGGCTTGCATTCATCTTGGAGTTGATAGCGGCGGGAATGAGATGCTGGCGGGGGCAACACAGTCATATTGCAATACCGAAACAGGCGATAATCTTTATCTGCTTGGCGTATTCAATGGTGAGGCGGCCACACTGGTTCATGAATGTGCTCACGTCGCATTCTATGTCTGCCGAGATGTTGGTGTAACCACTTATCCTGGCGACGCTAACGAAACCTACTGCTACATGCTTGACAGAATGTTCAGTCACTTCCTGCCGTTCTTTCATGAACCAGAAAAAGAAGGAGCCAAGTAATGGCAAACCCAAACTTCACGCCATCATGGCCTCTCTACAAAGATGCTGACGGTGTATATGTGTCTGCTCTTCCGATTAAAGCTATCAAATACGCTAATGACGGAAGTGCAAACGCAGAATTCGACGGCCCGTACGCTGACCAGTACATGTCAGCGCAAACAGTAGCCGTATTCAAGCCGGAGGTCGGTGGATATCTGTTCCGGAGCCAGTACGGCGAGCTGCTCTATATGAGCAAGACAGAATTTGAAGCTAAGTACACTTCTGCAAGCGGTTCAGTAACGAATGCAGAGACGGCGGATAAGTTATCTACTGCTCGCACTATCACACTAACCGGCGCTGTCACAGGTTCAACGTCATTCGATGGTTCTGCTAACGTGACTATCGCAACTACCGCAGGAAGTTAACGAGGAAATGATATGGCGGCTGAAGAGAAGAAAATTGGTCGCCCATCTGATTACACAGAAGAGCTTGCCGAAGTCATCTGCCTAAGACTTGCAGAGGGGGAATCGTTACGCTCTGTCTGTAGGGATGATGGGATGCCATCAAAGCAAGCTGTATTGCGCTGGCTGGCTCGCAATGAGTCATTTCGTGCCCAATACGTGCGAGCGAAAGAAGAAGGCGCAGAAGCCATCGCAGAAGAGCTATTCGATATCGCTGATGACGGAACGAATGACTGGATGGAGAAGTTGGATAAAGATGGCGAAGCCATTGGCTATCAGCTCAATGGTGAGCATGTTCAGCGCTCTAAGCTGCGAATAGATACCAGGAAGTGGTATCTGTCCAAGATAATGCCGAAGAAGTATGGCGATCGCATCCAGCACGAGCAGAAGATAACTATCACCGACCTGTCTGATGAAGAGCTTGACCGCCGATTAATGGAGCTTACAAATGCACAATCTCAGTCGGGAACAGAAGATTGAGTTGGTAAAACTCCTGGAAGAAAAGAAGCGTAGAGAGTTTGTCTATCGCTACCGTGGCTATTACGAAACCCGATACGAATGGCAGCGTAAGTTCATTTCTGCCACAGCAGAATATCGTCAGTGCGCTTTGATTGCTGCTAACAGAGTGGGCAAGACAGATACGGCAACCTACATCGACGCCGTTCACTTGCTTGGTGAATATCCAGATGGCTGGACAGGGCACCGCTTCGACCACGCGCCGCTGATGTGGTGTCTTGGTTACTCTGGTGAGAAGTGTCGTGACTTACTCCAGGCTGCAATCATCGGCAAGAAGGTAAATGGTGAATTTACTGGCGGATTGATACCACCTGAGAGAATTGTCTCTACTGAGCCAATGACAGGTACGCCAAATGCTGTTCGTTCTGCTTATATCCGCCACAGCAGTGGTGATCTGAGCAAAATACAGTTCTGGTCATACACACAGGGTCAGCACGCACTGATGGGTGATGACATCGACTGGTTTCACATCGATGAAGAACCAGAAGATCCGACCATCTATCCTCAGGTATTAACCCGAACTGCAACCGGTGATCGGGGGAATGGCGGTCGCGGCATTCTGACATTCACCCCAGAAAACGGACGTACAGAGCTGGTAATCCAGTTGCTGGACAAGCCTGCTGATTCGCAGTTCTGCATGAATGTAGGCTGGGACGATGCGCCTCACCTCACCGAAGAAACAAAGAAAAGCCTGCTTGAGTCATTCCCTACTCATCAGAGAGACATGCGTACCAAAGGCATCCCTATGCTTGGACACGGTCGCATATTCGATTTCAGCGAAGACATGATCACTTGTGAACCATTCCCTATACCTAAGCATTACATGGTTATCGACGGTATGGACTTCGGTTGGGATCACCCGCAAAGTCGTGTCCAACTGGCAATCGACATGGAAGCGGAAATCTTCTACGTCACTAAAGCGTGGAAGGCTAGCAAAACTTCTCCAGCAGAGGCATGGGGCGCAACCAAAGCATGGGCTAACAAAGTACCTACGGCATGGCCTCAGGATGGATTGCAGACAGAAAAAGGTAGCGGACTTCAGCAAAAAGAGTACTACAAGGATGCTGGATTCCTAATGCTCCCCGAGCCTGCGCAATGGCCTGATGGCTCTCGCTCGGTAGAGCCAGGGCTTTTCGAGCTCCACGATCTGATGAGTACTGGTCGGTTCAAGGTGTTCGCCGGACTTCGTGACTGGTTCGAGGAGTTCAACTTCTACCATCGTGACGAGCGAGGACGCATTGTTAAGACCAGAGATGACTTACTTGACGCTACACGTTACGCCTACATGATGCGCCGCTTCGCCAAGCGATATGGCGACATCGGGACAATCAAAGAAAAGAAAATCCCCGCACCGATTAGACCAGTACGCAGAGGACGATAATGGCCGACAATGAAAACAGGCTGGAGAGTATCCTGTCGCGCTTTGATGCGGACTGGACAGCCAGCGATGAAGCCAGAAGGGAGGCCAAGAATGATCTCTTCTTCTCCCGCGTATCTCAGTGGGATGACTGGCTATCACAATACACAACCCTACAATATCGCGGGCAGTTCGATGTGGTACGTCCTGTGGTGCGCAAACTCGTTTCTGAGATGCGTCAGAACCCTGTTGATGTTCTGTATCGCCCAAAGGATGGAGCAAGTCCTGACGCTGCTGATGTGCTGATGGGCATGTATCGCACAGACATGCGACACAATACGGCAAAAATCGCGGTCAACGTCGCTGTTCGTGAGCAGATTGAATCTGGCGTAGGTGCGTGGCGTCTGGTCACTGACTACGAAGATCAAAGTCCGACGAGCAACAATCAGGTTATCCGTCGAGAGCCTATCCATAGTGCCTGCTCCCATGTTATCTGGGACAGCAACAGCAAACTGATGGACAAGTCTGACGCCCGTCACTGCACAGTTATCCACTCAATGAGCCAGAATGGTTGGGAGGATTTCGCAGAAAAATACGACCTCGATGCTGATGATATTCCATCATTCCAGAACCCCAACGATTGGGTATTTCCATGGCTGACGCAGGACACAATTCAGATCGCTGAGTTTTACGAAGTGGTCGAGAAGAAAGAGACGGCGTTTATCTACCAAGACCCGGTTACGGGTGAGCCGGTAAGCTACTTTAAGCGCGATATTAAAGACGTCATCGACGACCTGGCTGATAGTGGATTTATCAAAATTGCAGAGCGCCAGATTAAGCGTCGCCGGGTATACAAATCGATTATCACCTGCACCGCTGTACTCAAAGACAAGCAGCTCATTGCTGGCGAACATATCCCCATTGTTCCTGTATTCGGAGAGTGGGGCTTCGTTGAAGATAAAGAAGTGTATGAGGGTGTAGTCCGCCTGACAAAAGACGGTCAGCGTCTGCGCAACATGATTATGTCGTTCAACGCCGACATCGTGGCCAGCACCCCGAAGAAGAAGCCGTTCTTCTGGCCTGAACAGATTGCAGGCTTTGAGCATATGTATGACGGTAACGACGATTACCCGTATTACCTGCTCAATCGCACTGATGAGAACAACGGAGAAATGCCAACTCAGCCGCTGGCATATTACGAAAACCCGGAGGTCCCGCAAGCCAACGCCTACATGCTGGAAGCAGCCACCGCAGCAGTGAAAGAGGTCGCGACGCTAGGTGTTGATGCAGAGGCGGTAAACGGTGGACAGGTAGCCTACGACACTGTTAACCAGCTAAACATGCGCGCTGACCTTGAGACATACGTGTTTCAGGATAATCTGGCTACCGCTATGCGCCGTGACGGTGAGATTTACCAGTCGATAGTTAATGACATCTACGATGTTCCTCGCAACGTGACAATCACCCTTGAGGATGGCAGTGAAAAAGAGGTCCAGCTAATGGCTGAGGTTGTTGACCTTGCCACTGGTGAACGGCAGGTACTGAACGATATCAGGGGGCGCTATGAGTGTTACACGGATGTTGGGCCATCATTCCAGTCCATGAAGCAGCAAAACCGCGCAGAAATTCTTGAGTTGCTCGGCAAGACGCCACAGGGAACGCCAGAATATCAACTGTTGTTGCTTCAGTACTTCACCCTGCTTGATGGCAAAGGTGTTGAGATGATGCGTGACTATGCCAACAAGCAGCTTATTCAGATGGGCGTTAAGAAGCCAGAAACGCCTGAAGAGCAGCAATGGTTAGTAGAGGCGCAACAAGCCAAACAAGGTCAACAAGACCCGGCAATGGTTCAGGCTCAGGGCGTACTCCTGCAGGGGCAGGCTGAACTGGCTAAAGCTCAGAACCAGACACTGTCCCTGCAAATTGATGCAGCTAAAGTCGAAGCGCAGAACCAGCTTAACGCTGCCAGAATCGCAGAAATCTTCAACAACATGGACCTCAGTAAACAATCTGAGTTTAGAGAGTTCCTTAAAACTGTTGCTTCATTCCAGCAGGACCGCAGCGAAGACGCTCGCGCAAATGCTGAGTTACTCCTTAAAGGCGATGAACAGACGCACAAGCAGCGAATGGATATTGCCAATATCCTGCAATCGCAGAGACAAAATCAACCTTCCGGCAGTGTAGCCGAGACACCTCAATAAGAGAGAGTTAATCATGGAACCAACCACCGAAATTCAGGCAACTGAAGACTTAACCCTGTCCGGCGATCATGCAGCGGCATCTGCTGATAGCTTAGTTGTCGATAATGCCAACGACAATGCAGGTCAGGAAGAGGGCTTTGAGATTGTCCTGAAGGACGATGAGACAGCACCAAAACAAGACCCGGCAAAGAACGCAGAATTCGCCCGCCGCCGCATCGAGCGCAAACGACAGCGCGAGCTTGAGCAGCAGATGGAGGCAGTTAAACGCGGAGAATTGCCGGAGAGTTTACGGGTAAACCCTGACCTTCCTCCTCAGCCAGACATTAACGCCTATCTGTCAGAAGAAGGCCTGGCTAAATATGACTACGACAACAGCCGTGCGCTTGCCGCTTTCAATGCTGCTAATACCGAATGGCTAATGAAAGCGCAGGACGCCCGCAGCAATGCCGTAGCAGAACAGGGCCGCAAGACTCAGGAGTTTACCCAGCAATCAGCGCAATACGTCGAAGCTGCCCGCAAACACTATGACGCGGCGGAAAAGCTCAATATCCCTGACTATCAGGAGAAAGAAGACGCATTTATGCAACTGGTTCCGCCTGCGGTTGGGGCCGACATTATGCGCCTGTTCCCGGAGAAGTCCGCCGCGCTCATGTATCACCTGGGTGCAAACCCGGAGAAAGCCCGCCAGTTACTGGCGATGGATGGGCAGTCCGCGCTGATTGAAATCACTCGACTATCCGAACGCTTAACTCTCAAGCCTCGCGGTAAACAAATCTCTTCCGCTCCCCCTGCTGACCAGCCGATTACCGGTGATGTCAGCGCAGCAAATAAAGATGCCATTCGTAAACAGATGGATGCGGCTGCGAGCAAGGGCGATGTGGAAACCTACCGCAAGCTAAAGGCAAAACTTAAAGGAATCCGATAATGGCAGGTCTTAACGAAGGTCAAATTGTTACACTGGCGGTGGATGAGATTATTGAAACCATCTCCGCAATCACTCCAATGGCGCAGAAAGCCAAGAAATACACCCCGCCCGCAGCTTCTATGCAGCGCTCCAGCAATACCATCTGGATGCCTGTAGAGCAGGAGTCCCCCACTCAGGAGGGTTGGGATTTAACTGATAAAGCGACAGGGTTACTGGAACTTAACGTTGCGGTAAACATGGGAGAGCCGGATAACGACTTCTTCCAGTTACGCGCCGATGACTTGCGAGACGAGACTGCGTATCGTCACCGCATCCAGTCAGCAGCTCGCAAACTGGCTAACAACGTTGAGCTGAAAGTCGCAAACATGGCCGCCGAGATGGGGTCATTGGTTATCACTTCGCCGGACGCTATCGGCACTAACACCGCAGACGCATGGAACTTTGTGGCCGATGCAGAAGAACTGATGTTCTCCCGCGAACTTAACCGCGACATGGGGACATCGTACTTCTTCAACCCACAGGACTACAAAAAGGCGGGTTATGACCTGACTAAGCGCGATATCTTCGGGCGCATTCCTGAAGAAGCGTACCGCGATGGCACTATCCAGCGTCAGGTTGCTGGCTTCGATGATGTCCTGCGCTCTCCGAAACTTCCTGTGCTGACCAAATCTACTGCAACTGGCATCACTGTATCCGGTGCGCAGTCCTTCAAGCCTGTCGCATGGCAACTGGATAACGATGGCAACAAAGTTAACGTTGATAACCGTTTTGCTACCGTCACCCTGTCTGCAACTACCGGCCTGAAACGCGGCGACAAAATTTCGTTTACTGGCGTGAAGTTCCTTGGTCAGATGGCTAAGAACGTACTGGCGCAGGACGCGACTTTCTCCGTAGTTCGCGTTGTTGATGGTACTCACGTTGAAATCACGCCGAAGCCTGTAGCACTGGATGATGTTTCTCTTTCTCCTGAGCAACGCGCCTACGCCAACGTTAACACCTCACTGGCTGATGCAATGGCGGTGAACATCCTGAACGTTAAGGATGCCCGTACCAACGTGTTCTGGGCTGATGACGCCATCCGTATTGTGTCTCAGCCGATTCCGGCCAACCATGAGCTTTTTGCAGGTATGAAAACTACCTCATTCAGCATCCCGGATGTCGGCCTGAACGGTATCTTCGCTACGCAGGGGGATATTTCCACCCTGTCCGGCTTGTGTCGTATCGCGCTGTGGTATGGCGTAAACGCGACCCGCCCGGAAGCAATCGGTGTTGGCCTGCCTGGTCAGACTGCGTAACTAACAGGGGCTTCGGCCCCTTTTTTTATGGAGTGGCTATGAAAATAGCAATCTATAAGCCGGGCGGAAGCGTCATGGTGTGGGGCGTAATGGCCCAGATGAAGGTCATCGACTCCGGCGAACTTCACGAATATATCAAAGATGGCTGGCTTGACCATCCGTCAAAGTTGCTGCCCGTTGACGAAGACAATATTAAGCCACGCAAAGGCCGCAAGCCTAAGGCGGTAAGCGATGCAGATAAAGACTAAAGGCGATCTGGTCAGGGCGGCGCTGCGTAAGCTTGGTGTAGCATCAGATGCAACTCTCACTGATGTTGAGCCACAGTCTATGCAGGATGCCGTAGATGACCTCGAAGCGATGATGGCTGAGTGGTATCAGGACGGAAAGGGCATCATCACCGGCTATGTATTCTCAGATGATGACAATCCTCCCGCTGAAGGTGATGATCACGGTCTTCGCTCAAGCGCAATCAGCGCAGTATTCCACAATCTGGCTTGCAGAATTGCTCCGGATTATGCGCTTGAGGCTACCGCCAAAATTATCGCAACCGCTAAATATGGGAAGGAGCTTCTCTATAAGCAAACCGCCATTGCCAGAGCTAAACGAGCGCCTTACCCGTCACGCATGCCAACAGGGAGCGGCAACAGCTTCGCTAACCTGAACGAATGGCATTATTTCCCCGGAGAGCAGAATGCCGATTCAACAACTCCCCATGATGAAGGGAATGGGTAAAGACTTCAAGAATGCCGACTATATTGATTACCTACCAATCAATATGTTGGCCACACCGAAAGAAGTCCTCAACTCATCGGGTTATTTACGCTCATTCCCGGGCATAGCGAAGCGCAACGATGTAAATGGCGTATCGCGTGGCGTTGAATACAATACCGCTCAGAACGCTGTATATCGCGTTTTAGGCAGCAAGCTCTACAAAGGGGAAACCGTAGTAGGTGATGTAGCCGGAAGCGGTCGCGTATCAATGGCACATGGTCGGACATCACAGGCGGTAGGCGTTAATGGTCAACTGGTCGAGTATCGCTATGATGGCATGGTTAAAACCGTCTCAAACTGGCCTGCAGACAGCGGATTCACGCAGTATGAGTTAGGTTCAGTCCGTGACATTACGCGCTTACGTGGGCGTTACGCATGGTCAAAAGACGGAACCGATTCATGGTTTATCACTGACCTCGAAGATGAGTCGCATCCTGACCGCTACAGCGCACAATATCGCGCAGAGTCGCAGCCTGACGGCATCATCGGCATCGGAACATGGAGAGACTTCATCGTCTGCTTTGGTTCGTCAACGATAGAGTATTTCTCCCTGACAGGCGCAACCACCGCTGGCGCTGCGCTGTATGTCGCACAGCCATCGTTGATGGTACAGAAGGGCATTGCCGGAACATACTGTAAAACGCCATTCGCTGACTCATATACATTCATCAGTCATCCGGCTACTGGCGCACCTTCCGTCTACATCATCGGGTCAGGGCAAGCTTCACCAATTGCGACGGCCAGTATTGAGAAGATTATCCGCTCATACACAGCTGAAGAACTGGCGACTGGTGTAATGGAGACTTTGCGCTTCGATTCTCATGAGCTTCTGATTATTCATCTCCCTCGTCATGTTCTGGTTTACGACGCATCGTCAAGTCAGAACGGACCGCAATGGTGTGTGCTGAAAACAGGTTTATACGACGATGTGTACCGCGCTATCGACTTCATTTACGAAGGAAATCAGATAACGTGCGGCGATAAGCTGGAATCGGTGACTGGGAAATTGCAATTTGACATTAGTAGTCAGTACGACAAGCAGCAAGAACACCTGTTGTTTACGCCCCTCTTCAAGGCAGATAACGCCAGATGCTTCGACCTCGAAGTTGAATCATCCACTGGTGTTGCTCAATACGCTGACCGCCTGTTCCTGTCTGCAACCACAGACGGAATCAATTACGGTGGCGAACAGATGATTGAGCAGAATGAGCCGTTTGTGTACGACAAGAGAGTTTTATGGAAGCGTGTAGGTCGTATTCGTCGATTAATCGGATTCAAACTGCGGGTAATCACCAAATCACCAGTAACACTATCCGGGTGTCAAATTCGTCTGGAGTAAAATATGGCAGACCCGTCACTTAATAATCCTGTCATTATTCAGGCCACTCGTCTTGATGCCTCAATCCTCCCCCGCAACGTCTTCAGCCGGTCTTATCTGCTCTACGTAATCGCGCAGGGGGCTGACGTTGGCGCTATTGCGGGAAAGGCAAACGAAGCAGGGCAAGGTGCCTATGACGCGCAGGTAAAGAACGATGAGCAGGATGTTGAGCTTGCAGACCACGAAGCGAAAATTCAGCAGTTACGCATCGACGTAGACGGCCATGAAATCCGTATTACTGCAAATACCAATGCAATTGCGGCGCTGGATGTCAGACTAACCACGGCTGAAGGCGAAATAGTCACCTTACAGGCTGATGTCAGCGCTCTTGATGGTAGAGTGGCGACGGTTGAAGGAAATATTTCTGCATTGCTGGCTGATTACGTATCGAAAACAGCCACCGCAACACAATCGCTGGCGTCACCTCTCAACGTGACGACGTCCTATTCAGTTGGCGGCACTAAAGTTATCGGTGCTCGACAGACCGGATGGACAGCAGCAACAGGAGCTGCGCTTCTCGGTGCATTCAACGCTAACCAGGCATACACGGTCAGTGCCACATATACGCAGTCTGAGGTATCAGCTATGGCTACCGGATTGCAGCAGGCGCGGCAGCGTATCAAAGCTCTCGAAGATGCAATACGAACTCATGGATTGATCAACTGATGATTACATTCACTCCCACCCGAAACATTGACCTGATAGAAACGGTCGGCAACCATCCCGACATCATCACCGGGAGTAACAACGGTGACGGATACGACTACAAGCCTGAGTGCCGCTATTTCGAAGTAAACGTACATGGTCAGTTCGGTGGCATCGTGTATTACAACGAGATTCAGCCGCTAACCTTTGACTGCCACGCCATGTACCTGCCTGAGATTCGCGGATTCAGTAAGGAAATCGGGATGACGTTCTGGCGATACATTCTCGCCAACACCACCGTTCAGTGCGTTACATCATTTGCTGCACGCAAATTTCGCCACGGTCAGATGTACTGCGCAATGATTGGCCTTAAGCGTGTAGGAACCATCAAGAAATACTTCAAAGGCGTGGATGACGTGACGTTTTACAGCGCCACACGCGAAGAACTAATCGACTTCCTGAATCACGGGAGATAGCCATGTTATATGCATTTACGCTGGGCAGGAAACTGCGCGGTGAGGAACCTTATTATCCTGAAAAAGGCGGTAAAGGTGGCTCATCAAGCAGCGGGGCAAAAGAAGCCGCAAAAGCAACACAGTACGCAGCAGACCTGCAAAACCAACAATTCAATCGTGTGATGGAGCAGTTGGCACCTTACGCCGCCGCAGGTTTGCCGGCTCTCCAGCAGATTCAGCAGCTATCAACGCTGGAAGGTCAGAACAGTGCTCTCAATCAGTATTACAACTCAGACCAGTATAAACAGTTGGCTGATCAGGCTCGCTATCAAAGCCTGAATGCAGCGGAAGCCACCGGAGGTCTTGGCTCTACAGCAACATCAAACCAAATTGCATCCATTGCACCAACGCTCGGGCAGAACTGGTTGTCAGGGCAGATGCAAAACTATGGCAGCCTGTTAAACGTTGGTCAGTCTGCGGCAGCAGGCCAGGCATCGGCAGGACAGAACTATGCAAATAACGCAGGTAATCTTGCACAACAGATGGCGGCTATCCGCTCTCAGGGTTCTGGTCAATCCACGCTTGGAAGTGCCATTAGCGGGGGTACGAGTGGTGCGCTTGCAGGTGCTGGTATTGCAAGCCTGTTAGGTACTTCCACGCCATGGGGCGCTGGTATCGGTGCTGGTATCGGATTGCTTGGCTCACTCTTCTAAGGAGTTATCGTGGCTACATTTCAACTTGCTGGTTTGCCGTCAATGCAGGTAGCAAACCAAAACGCGCCCGGGCAGCCATCACTATCAAACTACGACTTTAGCCAGCGCCCAAACGTTGGAGTTCAACTTGCTCAGGGTCTTGGTGCAGTTGGTCAGGAAATACAGCAGAATGAGGCTGCTCAGAGGCTTTCTGACTTTCAAAAAGCTTTCGGTCAGGCTTATGCGGCAGGTGATCGGGACGCCTTGCGTCAACTTGCAGCCACCAATCCAGACCAGATTGAAACAATTCGTCAGGGCATGGGCTTTGTTGATGCTGACAGAAATCAGGCGATGGGCGATATGTCTGCACGATTGAATATTGCCGCCGCTCAGGGGCCTGAAGCGGTGATGCGAGAGCTTGCCACTCACCAGAATACACTGCAGCAAATTGGCGTATCTCCTGAACAGGCGTGGCAGACATATCAACAAAACCCTGAAGGCTTCACGCAGTTAACAGACCTTATTGGGATGCACGCGGTAGGACCAGAAAAGTATTTTGATATTCAGGACAAGTTGACAGGTCGCGAGATTGATCGAGGTCGACTTGCTGAAACAATCCGCAGCAATAAAGCAGGGGAAGGACTTCAGGCTCGCGGGCAAAATATTACTATGCGCGGACAAGACATGTCAGCCTTTACAGCCCGCCGCGGTCAGGATTTGGCAATGCAAAGGGCAAACGCCAGAACGATATCAGGAGTTGAGGGGAATCGGGTCGTTCAGCTTGCAGATGGTAGAACAGTCAACATTGACGGAAAACTTCACGGCGCAGGGGCTAATGCATTTTACGAAGGTATTGACGATAACGGCAATATGGTTCGTGTCCCGGCAAGTGCTATTGCAGCGCCTCCAACGTCTGCAGCAAGCGCACAGAACTACGCGATGAAGAAAGACATTGACGCAATCGCAAATGCAGATGCTTCTGCTCTCGATTTCTTGACTGGCATGACTGGCGGAGCAGGAAATCCGGCAATTGGTGCAGATGTTCGCAGCCGACTCACAGGCAAAGAACAACGACAGTTATATAACTCCGCACAACGTATTCAGGGAAGAATGCAGAATCAGGGCGTGGCAGCAGCAAGAGATATGGGCGCTAGCGGTATCAACACCATTGCAGAAGCGAAGATGTATTTTCAGGGGATGCCGCAAGTAGATTACTCTAGCCCGGAGGCTATGCAGCAGTCTATTCGTGATATTCAGGAATACACCAACAATTACAACCAGCAGTACAATGTTGATGTTGGTAAATCGCAGTATCAGCAATCCCAACCTGTACAGAAATCACAGCCTGCATCCAACAGCAACTTTTCTTCACTATGGGGTGATTAATGGCTAAGGCATGGAAAGACGTTATTGCCTCTCAGCAATATCAGGCATTGGCACCAGAACAGAAGGCACAGGCTCAGGAGCAATACTTCAATGAAGTGGTTGCACCTCAGGCAGGCGATCAGGCTGAGCAGGCTAAACATGCTTTCTATACTGCGTATCCGGTGCCGTCAGCAGAGCCTCAACAGGCACCGCAGGAAGCACAGCCACAAGATCGGGGGGGCTTCCTTTCTGACATCGTGAGCGCGGCAGCAGAAACAGGACGCGGAATGCTTCAGGCTGGAGTGAACCTGGCAAATATTCCTGCATCGATGGCTGATGCGGTTGCCAGCGCCGGCGCGTGGGCTGGCAAGCAACTAGGGTTAGGCGACGGAACTTATCAGCCCGCTCCTCGTGTTACTACTGAGGGGATTGCTCAAGATTTTGGTCTTCAGCAGGGAGCGCTAACCCCGCAAACAACAGAAGGGAAAATCTTCTCAGAAGCATTGCCCTATCTAACTCCGGTAGGAGCTGAACGTATTGCGGCGCAGGCTCCAACCATTGCCGGGAGAGTTGCACAAGGAGCATCTCGCTTGCTGGCAGAAAACGCAGTTGGATCTATGGCTGCAAATAGTGTGCAGGACAACCCTGAGGAACTCGCCACTGACCTCGGAACTGGTGTTGTACTTGGTGGGGCGATTAACCAGTTAGGTCGTGCCGCCGGCGCTGTATATCGTGGTGTGCGTGGTGCAATCTCTCCTGAAGCACAACAGGCAATCCGATTTGCTAACTCGGCAGATGTGCCATTGCACACAACCGATGTTTTGCCGCCAAACTCACGAGTCGGGCGCATGGCTCAAACAACGGCTGAAAACATCCCATTTGCCGGGACAAGTTCAATGCGAGCTAATCAGCAAGAAGCTCGCAGTCAGTTGGTAGATGAATTTGCATCACGGTTTGGTGAGTATGATCCGTCAATTGTTATTGGCAGCCTGAAGGCAAAAACATCAGGAATTCGGAAAGCAGCAGGGAACCGTCTTGAGCAAGTTCAGAGCGCAATGACAGGAGTCAACATTCAGCCAACGCGAGCAATTCAGCAGATAGATGATGAGATTGGAAAACTGCAAAAATTAGGGCAAGTTGCCGACACGGATACAATTAGCAAACTTCAGGCATACAGGAATGAATTGGCTAAAGGTGATGTTAACCTGGAACAGTTAAGCAGACTGAGAACGCAGTTTAGGATGGATGTCAGAGGAGAAAGGACACAAATGCCACCGCCAGCTGAGGCGGCAGTGCAGCGTGTATACAGGGCAATGACAGGAGACATTGATAACTCCATTGACCAGAATCTTGGAAACGACACTCTGCGCAGATACAAGCAGGCCAATGCGGTATACGCAGATGAGGCTAGTAAGCTCCAGAATACCCGCTTGAAGAACGTTCTGATGAAAGGGGATCTAACTCCTGAAGTTGTCAACAACATGTTGTTCAGCAAGAATAAATCAGAAGTTCAGAATCTGTACCGGTCAGTCGGTCAGGTGGGGCGCGCTCAGATGCGCAACGGCATAATCGGAAAGGCCATGGAGAAATCAGGAGGCTCACCTGACCAGTTCCTGAGACAGATTAACCTGATGTCTAACCAGACCGGTATAGCATTCAAAGGCCGTGATGCTGCGTATCTGAAGGGGATTAAGAATTATCTTGAGGCAACCAAGCGTGCTGGTCAGGCAGGAGTAACAACGCCTACAGGTCAGCAAACTATACCGTTCATCCTAGGTATTGGAACAGTAACTAACCCTGCACTGGTAGGTGTTGGTGGCGGGTATGGTTTGCTGGCAAGGATGTATGAGAGTGAACCAGCACGTAATGCAATGCTTCGTCTGGCTAACACGCCACGTGGTTCTACCGCATTCGAGAAAGCGTTATCTGATGTTGAGCGCATTGTTAACTCATTAGCTCAGGGAGCGAAATCTCAATCCTTAAGCGAATAAAAGTTTGCCCACCACAAGGCCGAAGATTAAGAAAGCAAAGTTCAATAAGTCACGTTCCATAAACCCTCCACTCTTTTAAGCAATTATAACCGACCTTAATGCAATGCTGCGCAAGTTTTGTATTGTGCGGCCTTGCTGTACCCGGAGCATAGTAAATGTCAGATATCACTGCCAATGTTGTAGTATCAATGCCGAGCCAGCTCTTCACAATGGCTCGATCTTTTAAAGCCGTAGCCAATGGAAAAATTTATATCGGCCAGATTGATACAGACCCTACCAACCCAGCAAACCAGATTCAGGTTTATGTTGAGAATGAAGACGGTTCTCACGTTCCTGTTTCGCAACCAATCATCATTAATGCTGCTGGTTACCCTGTATATAATGGACAGATTGCAAAGTTTGTGACTGTACAGGGACACTCGATGGCCGTTTACAGTGGCGGAAGTTCGTCAGTGCAGCAGTTCTACTTTCCAAATGTGTTGAAGTACGACCCTGATCAATTCAAACAACTTTTATCTACAGATGATGGTGCCGCATTAGTTGGCACGACGTCAGGATTGACTGTGCAGGAAGAAATAAATGATCTACATTCGAATGTTGGTATTATTAATGATAAATTAAACACAAAATCTTATGCATATCGTAATGCAAATTTACTGGCTTCAGCAAATAACTTATTGCGTGCCGGAGGAGAATTAAAAATAGTTTGTCAGGGAGACAGCGTTACTATAGGGCACGACACAATCAGTTCAGATGTTATAGCTCCTCCTAATAATAACCCATACACTGTTGCTCCAATTCAGTACCCCTCTCGGTTGCAGGAACGACTGTTAACATTAACAAATTCAAATGTTACTGTAATAAACCACGGATTTAGCGGTGATACGGCAAAACTTTCTTATGAACGGTGGCCTGATAACCCTCACTGTAACGTAGCGCATCTTATGCTGGGGATAAATGATAGCCAGGGAGTAGGCGGTGCAACGCTGGACGAATACGTTGAGTATATTGAAAAAATAATTAAAAGGTTTATTGATTGGGGTTGTGGTGTGGTGCTGCATACCACCACACCAATTAATTATGGTCAGAATGACGGTGGTTCACTTTTTGCTCAATATGCAAGGGCTGTAGCTAATCAATACGCTTGTCCCGTATTTGAAAGTGAGAGTGTTATCCAATATTGCAAATATAATTCTGTATATAGTGATGGAACTCATTTTAATAAATCAGGATATGCAAAGTATGGTGATGCTGTCGCGTCATTTGTTCTTGCTGGTTGCTGGGTTAGACCTGTCAGGAATATAGCTTCATATTCATCAATTCAGCCTGGTCGGGCATCTGAGGGGATCGGGTGGTTTGGGAAATTAACATATCTATCACCTGATTACAACTTATCTTATGTCTGGAACGGTCAAGTTGGTAAAATATATCCTGGTGGTGTGCAGTCTTTTTCTTTCTTTCTTGATGCAGATGCCGCGGACGTATTTTTTACAGGTATTATTACAGGTTGCAAAATATCATTATCTGATCCTGTCGAATCAGTTGACGGATATTTGCCTGTAAATATAATGCCTCTGAAATCGATTCCTAAAGAAATATCAGAAACAATGTCGTATACTACGCAACTCAGAAACTCAGACGGAAGAAAGTCATGGGCGGGCGCTCTTGTCGGTAGGGGTTGGAAGACTATTTATGTTAACAACACATCTTCAGAGTCTGTTTATCTTAACTATTTAATTATTGAGCCTTGCGCCCCTGATAGCATAAATCAGGTAAATGGTGGGCAAGTTGTCCCGGGCGAAAAACAAGTATATTTATATAAATTCCCGTTTAATGGGATATCAAATCCAAGCACAAATTTACCAGCTCCTGCGCCAATTCCTTCTTCTGTAACCATTCCACTTCCAAAGGGAATGTTTAGACAATCACAAGAATGGAATGGGTACTACGATTCGTTTGTTATGGATATAACAATTAAATCTGATTTAACTGGAGGTAGTGATGGGATATACAAATATTCTTGTTGTTTTAAATCAGACGGAAGTCTTAATATATACAAAATATTTAAATCAGTAGCTTCTGGCATTGAGCCAACTTCTGGTAATATAGTTTGGGAGGACCCAACAACAGGCGAAACAGGTACTGGCTGGCCTGATTCCGCCACCGCTGTCTGTAAAATAGCTCTTAATTTCTCAGACTCAACTGCAGCATATTATACAATGGAAATTGAGTGCAATAACGTTATGAGAAGTTATGGTGGCAGAATGTACTAACGTGAAACTGAAAAGCAATCTTCACAGATTACTACAAAAATGATACGATACGCATCCATGCGCCAAAGGAGCAGAAAATGAACCGGATCGTATCTAAAATAATAGGGGTAGCAGCATTTTTAGTATTCCTATATTGTTCTGCGGAGTTAATATTTATAGTATTTGGCTTTATTCCGTTTAACGCATCGAGAATATTGTCTGATATTGTAATGATATTAATCATGCTGTATGCTTTTTACAAGCAAAAGAAGTTATATTAG